CCTGAATACGACGGGATGGTTGTGTCCAGGGGCCAAGCTCATCGCTCGGACTTGCCTAAAATTTTCTTTACCCGTGGAGAAGGCGCTACAGCCTTATGGGTTACTTCCGTTTTGACCGGCTCTACTTTGGGCTGGCCGAGGTTGATGGCGAGGCGTGCATGGTAGAGACAGTATTGCTTGTCATCGAGGGTGACGGTGGAGATGGATTGGCAGCCGTTGGCATCGCAGGTACGCATGTTACTTCCAGTCTTTGGGGGGTTGAGTGATGATGGTTCCGGGCGGAAGCTGGTCTGAGGTGGCGGGGCCACTCTGACGGTAGGGGACGGCATACTTCTCGAAGAAGGCTTTGCGGTCTTTGGGTTGGAGGTAGGGCATGGCGGGGGCATCGAGGACCATTGCACCGGGCTTGCTCATGGCGTCGTAGGCTTGTTTGTTCTGCATGAGGCGCGTGGCTTCTTGCATTTGGGCTTTGTTGAGGCGCTTGAGGGGCTTCGGTTTCTCGGGCGAATCGGGTTCGATTCCGAGGATGTTCCGCAAGACGGTAGCCATCTCGCTCCAAATGCTTTGAGGATCGCTCATTTGCGGTTACTCTAGCCCTTATGGATAGTGTTGTGAAGCGTCGAGCGCGCAGAGAGCAGTTGGCATTGAGTCAATCGGAGTTGGAGCAGATGCAGCTTCATAATGGCTCTCAGATTGTAAGCCCGGTTGTGACCCGGCGTCCAGAGATTGATTCGATGATGGGCACGATGGCCTTCATTGCGGAATGGGCTCTGGAGAACTGGCGCACGAAGATCGTCAACAAAGAAGGACTCGACCGTAAAGAGTTGAGAGATTTCAGAGAAACATGCGAAACAGTATTGAGACAAGCGAAAACGGAGATGGAAATCGAGAAGCACGTCGCGGCGAGGACGTCAGCGATGAGCGCGGAGGAGATTTCGAGAGCGATCCAACTCGAACTTACTCAACACAATATCGACGAGGACGTCGTTCAACTCGTGCTGACCGCATTAGGACTATCCCAGACAACCTCAAAGTCACCGTCCCAAACGTGGGCGTCCGACTTGCCAATGCAGGCGACATAGACTTTCTCTTCCGCCGGATGCTCTCTGAACTTCGTCAGATTGCCCCCTGGCGGCAGATGCCCCGAAGCCTCTACTACCCCTACATGCACCGAAGGCTCGAACACACCCTCACCCGTGCCGTGATTCGCGTCGCCTACCCCAAAGCCTGGGAAGAGAATGGCAAGGTCATCAGCGGCAATCTCCGCCATATCCTTGGCTTCATCATCGCAGACCCTTCCGACATCGGACTTGTGGTCCATTACGTCTACACCCGACGCGACTACACCCCCAAAGGCGGCCACATCAAAGCCTGCTACCGCAAACAAGGCATCGGCAAAAAGCTCCTGGAGAGCATGGTCCGCGACTACAAAGCCGATCACATAGTATTCACCCTTTGGGGTCAAGAGTTGTTGATCGACCAAGAGTTTTTCAACAAAATCATGGTCGAGAACGCGAGTCTCTTCACCTACAACCCGGAACTATTCACGACCCTCCTGCCGGAAAAGTGGGAGCGAGGCATCGTGGCGACATTGAACCCTGAAGAGGCGATGGCGTTCAACAAGGCCAAAGCGATTGGTCCCGTGGACTTCTGATGAAGGAGATTTCCAAGGTCATTCTAGAGGCCGGGAAGCGCAAAGAGCAGCAGATACGCTGGCGGCCCTCCGATTTCCTCTTCAAAAAGCAGCTCGACGTATTCGAGTGCCAAGACCCCTATAAGTGCAAGCGTGTAGGGCGACGTGGGGGAAAATCCTACGAGGCAGCAACTGCACTGGTGAATGCGGGCTTCAAATGGCCAAAGTCCACGCCTCTTTACGTTACGACGACCCGACAAGACGCGAGGGACATCATGGACCCGGCGTTCGACCTCTTGAACACCACGTTCAATCTGAACCTTCGGCAGAACAAAGCGACGGGAGACGTGACGATGCCCAATGGCTCGCGCATTATGCTCCGAGGCGCTTCGACCCTTCGTGAAATCAATAAGCTCCGTGGTCCAGCGTATCCATGTGCCGTGATCGACGAGGTTCAGAACTTCGGTCCCGATCTTCACTACCTCATCGACGAGGTGATTGAGCCTGCCACCGCGCAGTACCACGGCTGGATTTCTGTCTCGGGAACGCCGCCTCCCGCGCAGTACGGGCCGTTTTGGGAGATTGACCAGGGAAAGTACGCCGACGCCTGGACCCATTTCCATTGGACATTTCTCGACAACCCCACCATCCCCGAGCCCGATGTGTTCCTTCAGCGGGTACTCGACCGCCGTGGCTGGACCGAGGACCACCCCGGCTACCAGCGAGAGTATTTGGGCCTATGGGTCCGTGATGATGGCGCACGGGCTTTCGAGCTAGAGCCCCATCGCGACGTGGTTCCGAAGTTTGATGCCTCCCATGCCTGGGATTGGGATTACGTGATGGGCATTGACATTGGATACAACGACCCATGCGCCTACGTAGTCATCTCCCAATCGCGAGCCCTTGGCCAAGCCTACGTGGTTGATTCTTTCGAGCAGAGCGAGATGACCTCAATGGAGGCGCTGGTTGAGGCCGAAAGGCTTTGCAACGTCTACCCCATCAGCCGGATTGCGATCGACTCAGGTGGCGGCGGCGCAAAAATGATTATGAAAGACTGGCAAAAGCTCACTCAGCTTCCGATTGAAGCAGCCGTCAAGACGCACAAGGCCAGTCAGGTGAGCACGATCAATGGAGACTTCCGAGCGGGTAAGCTCAAGATTGCCCGCGACAAAAACATGAAACTCATCAACGATCTCATGGTGTTAGAATGGGACAGCGAAAAGAAAGAGAGAAACAAGTACGTCTACCCCCGTGGCGCACCCGACCATTTGCCCGATGCGCTCCAGTACGCCTACAACCTGTGCTTTCATCACGCACACGACTTTCAACTGAATACCTGGGTCGCACCTGGAAGCGCAGAATACTACCAGCGCGAAGAGGAGCTGATGCTGAAACAGCAAGAGAGTGAAGTTGACGAGGGTGAGGGCGGCCCCTGGGCTATTCTAGAAGATTCCTTCGTCTGCTAACCCAGAAGGGTTGCAATACTCTGTAATCTCGGCGCATACTCGCCCTAATGGATGATTTCGGCCTATCGAGGGATATTTTTTGGTGGGTCCGTCCTGCCGCCGATACTCATGGCACGCTTCAGGCACTCAATACTGACTTCAAGCTCCTGGTGGATGATAATTATCGTGGTCAGGCTTATCAGACCTATGCCTCGCTCTACTCGAACCGCCAGGTAAACCCTTCGATGCCACTTCTTGCTGGAGTCAGCGGGGACTGGCTCCAGAGGAAGGGGAAATACAGTCGGGTTCCATACAACCTGATGAAGCAGGTTATCGACGAGACTTCGGCCCGCATCATCAAGAGCCATCCGAAAGCCAAGTTCATCACGCATGGCGGCGACCACACGATGCAGCGCCAGGCCGACATGATGGAGCGCTGGAACGACAGCCAGGTCTACCAGCACTACCAGAGCGAGAAGTTTGAGCTGGTCATCAAAGACGCCTGCATCTACGGGCTTGGGGCGCTGAAGATTACGAAGAGTCCGAAGGAAGATCGCTTAGACGTTCGCCGCGTCTACCCAGGCAATCTCTTTGTGGACCTGCAAGAAACCGTATTCGACAAGCCCACGCGCATCCATCACAGGCGCTTTGTTACCAAAAGCGCACTCAAGATGTTCTTCCCCAACTTCGAGGAAGAAATCGAGTCCGCAGGGGTCATCAGTCAGTACGACGACGCCATTGCGCTTTCTGAAGAGTTTTCGCTTGGCGGCGAGAGCAACATCGAGCTTGTAGAAAGCTGGCATCTTCCAAGCTACGAAGGCGCGACAGATGGCAAGCGTGTGCTCTGGGTGGGCACCACCATCCTTCAGCAATCTACGTATCAACGGCGCTCTTTCCCGTTCGCCTTCTTCAACTGGAAAAGTGATCCAAAGAATACCTTCTATGGTACAGGTCTTGGCGAGGACCTACTAGGGGTACACGTCGATGCCAACGTCACCCTCAACCGGGTCAACACGGCGATTGAATGCGCTTCGGTCCCTACGGTGTTTTACCGCCAGGGGTCTATACAGGACGTTCACATCACGAACATACCGGGCAGCAAAGTGCCCTACACAGGCGACGTTCCGCCGCAATACGTTGTTCCACAATCGGTGCCCCAAGATTTGCTCATGTACGTTCGCGAGCATGAAGCACGAGCATATAAGATTGCTGGACTTACATCCGCGCAGGCATTTGGGGAACGGATGCCCTCTGGGTTGGAAACGGGACGAGCCGTTGAAAACTACTTCAACGTGGAGAGCGTTCCGTTCGCCACCCAACTTCGGAAGTTTGAATACTTCATCGAAGATGTTGCCAACTGCAATGTCGCCGCAGGCCGAGAAATTGCGGAGCGCAATCCGAAGTGGTCCGTCGTAGTCCCTGGAGAGCGGAACAGCATCGAAGTCATCAAGTGGAAAGAGGTGGCCTTGGACCCTCGCGAAGATTCCTACGTCATTCGCGCTGCGCCCGCGTCCATGCTTTCGGAGCTTCCTGGGGCACGCATGGGAGAGGTGGAAAGGCTCATTGCCATGCTGCCGTCGCTGCAAGCCAACGAGCAACAAGTTGCAGACATGCTTGGCATGAGCGACCTAGAGCGGTTCCACGACCTATTCAGCGCACAGCGTCAAAACGGCCAGGCCATGATCGATCTCGCCATTCGCGAGGGGCAGTACACGCCGCCTTCGCCGTTTATGAACCTCGGCACGTTCATCGTAGAGGCCGAGCAAGCAGAGCAGCGCGCACAGCGCATGAAGATTCCAGAACAGAATCTCTCCGTGCTTCGTAGGATGATTCGACGCGCCGCAGAGTTGCAAAGCAAGCGAGCGATTGCCCGCGACTTGCAGGCGCAGGGCGCAGTAACGCCCGCAGCCGTTCCCAATGATGGGAGCGGACAAAATCCAACCGAAGCGATGGGATAACCAATGAACGATCAAGCGATTGAACAGATGCCGGACGCAGAACCGATTACGCCACAAAACGTGGTGAGCCGACCTGAAGAACCCGCAGCGCCAGACAGCTCCATTCTCTCTGGGCGCATGAAGGCCATTTTTCGAGACGAGGAACCGGACAACGACCGTTCCGACACAGCGGGTCTGCAAGAACAGATTCGACTTCTTCAAGAGATGCAGCAGCAAAAGCAGCAGCCACAGACGAAGAAGCAAGAAGATGAGCTTGCCTCACAGCTTCGCGAGCTTCGCGAGTCACAGCAACAGCTCAGAGCCGAGCTTCAGCAACGCATCGAGCAGCAAGAGATGGCGGAAGTCGGCAAAGAAGTCAGCCAGTGGGTGCAGCAGAACGCGCAGCACTTTCCATTGATCAATGAAATCGGCCAGCGAGATTTGGTCTTTCAAAAGATCGTGAGCACGAGAAACCAAACGGGTCGCGTCATCGATGCTGCACAGGCAGGGCGCGAGATTGAGCAGGAGCTTGCCGCGATCGTGGCGCGATGTGCTCCCAAACTAGGTTTTGTCAAGCGAGACGAACAGACGGCCAGAGGCGAAGAGGAAGTCAGCACAACGAGTACAGGATTGAATTTCACCACTCCTCCGAATTGGGACGAGATGTCCGATGACGAGCAGATGGCGTATTTGGTCCGACAAGCAGAAAAAGGATAACCAATGGCTAATTTCGACCTCCTCGGCGCAGCCGAGCCTCTGATGAAGAGGTACTACAATGATGGTCGAGTCTATTCGATGGCATACAAGAACCGTCCTCTTTTGGGTATGATTCCCAAAAAGACGGGTGTCGTCGGCGGCTCGCCCTTCGGAAACGCTCGTGGTGGCTACCAAGTAGCTCTCACGACAGACGAAATCGCGGGTGAGTCGGCACGCTTCGGCAGTGCTGTCACGGCCCGTGATGGAACCTCGCACATCGTATGGGACATGAACCGCGTCAAGCGGTATGCGACCAGCACGATCGACGGCGAGACGGTAGACGCCATGACGGGTGTCGGAGCATTCATGGAGGCGACTCGCCCCCTGATGACCTCGGGCATCAATCAGATTTCAAACTCGCTTTCTCTCATGCTCTACGGAGACGCCACTGGCGTTCGTGGGCAAGTGGCAAGCAAGGGTACCGGAGCCACGGCGAACGTACTCACGCTGACGGCGGCTTCGAGCTATCTGGCTCGCGGTTTGGGACTCAAGCGAACCATCGTGTCCTCAACCGACACGGGTGGAAGCGCGGCTCCTGATGGAGAGAGCACGGGCACGAAGATCACGGGCATTTCTATTAACCCTGGTGGGCAAGCCACTGTGACGGTGGCATCTGCCACCAACATCTCAGCAGGGGATTACATCTTCCTGCTTGGTGACTACACCACGTCCTCGGACGTAGCCAATGTCTGTTTCGACGGACTTGGGTCATGGGGTCCAGCGCCTGCGGGCGTCGGAGCTGGTGACAGTTTCAAGGGTGTGAACCGGAGCGTGTGGAAAGAGAAGCTGTTGATGCTTCACCAGACCATTCCGGTTCAGAGCACTGCTGGAGACGGTTCGTTTGTCCGCAACATCCGAGAGGCGCTTGCGGTTCAGACGGCCAATGAAGGTTCGCCTGATGCTATCTTTGTGAGCCCGGAACGATGGGCTCAGATTGAGAGCGATCTGGCGAACAACGCACGGTACAACATGGAAATGGCAACGGACGGCAAGACCGGGTTCAAGACGATCTCGTTCGCGTCGGCTGGTGTGAATGTCTATGCAGATCCGTGGTGACCGCCCAACACAGGCTACAGCCTGCAACTCGACACCTGGCAGTTGTTCTCCACTCGGAGAATCCCTGGCCCCGTGTCGCGTGATGGGGCCACGTTCCAGAGGCTTGCAGACGAGGATGCCATCGAATTCCGCATCGGCGGGTACGGCAACTTCGCTTGCGAAGCGCCTGGACACAATATGGTCCTCAACTTCGCAACGTCGTAATGAGTTTGCCCCCAGGTACCAGGCCAATCCTGGGCCTGGGGGTGCCTCCTAAACAGGGTGTGGCATGAGAAAAACTCTCTCTCAACTTCGCGAAGGCGCTCGACAACGGGCAGACATGACCGTGGACTCGGATTCCGTGAGCGATCTTGAGTTGAATCAGTACATCAATGAGTCGTATCACGAGCTGTACGACTTCATTACCGTGGCCGACGAAGCGAAGTTGTTCACGGTGAATGCTACAAATCCCCCATACCTCGGTGAACATGCGTTCTATCTCCCAGGAGACTTTTACCGTCTCGTTGGGCTGCACGTCTACGTCAACAATCACTACAGGCCAGCCATACCGGCTGATCCGTCAGAGTACGCAGAGTTGGCAGCCACGAGCGCCGCGTCCGGCCAGGATGCGGTCTATCGGTACTTTGTGAGATGGGACATCAACACGGGTGAGCGATTTGTTTTTGTGTTTCCTGTACCAGCGGAAAACGCATTGGCCATTACTTACTGGCCCCAACCGAAAGAACTGTCCTTGGACTCGGACAGCCTGGATAACCCTGCTTCATGGCTTGAGTTCGTCATGGTGGCAGCGGCTATAAAGATGCTCAACAAGGTCGAACGCGACGCGACCGCGCTACTTCTTGCGAAGCGCCAGCTTGAGAAGCGAATCACAAAGGCTGTGTACGCATCGGACTTTAGTTATCCTCGGGTCATACGGGACATCGCCCACCACAGCACGTTTGGTGATCAATGGTAGACACCAAGCCATTACTGAAGGGGTTCGGGGCGCTGGCAGACGTGGCCGGTCAGATTGCAACTGACAAGGCTGTCAACAGTCGGCGTACCCGTTCCAACTTCTCTCAGTTCGATATCACGCAAGGCCAGCTCCTTGAAAACGTGACGACGGATGAGAATGCCAAGGTGACTCACGCGCTAGGAAGAAAACCCAAAGGCGCAATCATCTTGTTTTCCAGCGCTCCGCTGACTGTGCAGGCGTTGTCCGAGACAGCCCTGACCTTCGACACGGCGGGCGTTGTTGCAACGATGTGGGTAGTGTGATGCCGCTGAATCGAGTCAAAAAGACGGTACTCTTTAGCGACGGGATGTCGGACGACAAGGACAGGTTCCTGCTTGAGCCTCCGGCCACAGACTTCATTCAGAATCTCCACTTTCGCAAAGACGGGTCGCTTCAGAAGCGCAAGGGGTTTGGGCCAGATCCGCTGACCACGGTAGAGAATCCAAGCGGAGATATTATTGCTTTTCATTCCATTGGGTCAGAAGTTTACGTACTCACAACGGAGGGAATTAACGTCTATTCCTCTGACGCTTGGAGCCAAGTAACCATTCCAGGATTCATCGGCTCCAATAAAG